TTTTACCATCAGTAGAAGAACCATCTCCTCTTGCAGTTAAACTATTAGCTTCAACAGTAGCAGTAGTAAGAGTTTTACCTGCCATTGTTGTAGGCAATCTTGCATCATTAACTGTACCTGATGAAATATTACTTGCATTAATAGTTGCTACATTAAATGTACCAAAGCTAACTACATATAAAATTGAACCTGTAGAAGCACCACTTGTTAGGACTATTGAAGTACCATTTGTAGCTGTGTAATCTGTTGGGTCAAGATGAATACCATTTAAGTAGACATCTAAGTAAAGTGGGTCATAGGTAAGACTATTTCCTGAAGCATCATTACCTGAGAATGTAGTTTGATTTGATGTTGCTACAAACTTAAATCTTTGTGATGTACCATTAACTGAACTACCTGCATTTTGAAATCCTGAAGCCGAGTAGACTTTCATAATATTATTCGTGCTATCAAACCAAAGGTCTCCGACATCTAATGATGTAGTAGGTGCGTTAGCTGATATTCTATATCTGTCTGCAAAACTATTTACTGAAGATAAATTAGTAGCTACTGAATTAATATTTGTTAAAGCACCTGCAACACTTGTAATATTAGTGTTTGCACCTGCTACAGTATTAATATTTGAAGAATTTGAATTAACTGTGTTTATTGCAGATGACATACCTGCAACTGTAGTTACATCACTAGAAATACCTGCAACTGTTGTAATGTTAGCTGATATTCCTGCTAATGTAGTAATATTTGTATTTGCACCTGCTACTGTAGAAATATTAGCATTAGCATTTGCAACAGTGTTAATATTAGTTGAGTTGTTATTAACTGAAGTAATTGCAGAACTTAATCCTGCTACAGTATTAATATTTGTGCTATTTCCTGCAACTGAATTAATATTAGCTGAATTAGAATTTACTGCATTAATATTTGATGAATTATTATTTACTGCTGTAATTGTAGAAGATAAACCTGCTACTGTATTTACATTAGCTATATCAGTTCCGACTGCATTTACATTTGCTATATTGTTTGCAACTGTATCAATCTCACTCGTAGCTTCGTTTAAATCATCAGCTACAGTCTCAACTTCTGAAACTGCTTCTGCTAAATCATTTGCAACAGCTATTACTTTTGCAATATCAGTTGCTACAGTATTTACTGAAGTAATATTGGTAGCTACTGTGTTAATGTTTGTAGCATTAGAATTTGTTGTAGTTATTGCAGATATATTACTATTTACAGTATTTATAGCTGTAATATTACTATTTACATTTTGTAATGTAGCTTTGTCTGTAGCAGATAACCATGTATTTTCTAAATAAGTTTTATTAACTGCATCATTATTATTTACTGGATTAGCTACACTTTTAATTACTTTAGATTGTGCATTATATTTATCATCAGTATCCAACTGCATATAATTAGTTGCATCATCTGAAAATTCTTGAACAGCATAAAAGTTTTGATTTGCTGATTTATCTAAGTCACTTTCTGTTAATACAGAACCATCTTGAAAGTCTACTAGTCTAGCTGTTAAAGGTGTTTGTCTTTCTATTCTAATTACTACTCCATTTGCAGGTGCAGAATTAAAAGTTACAGTAGATGAACTAACAGTAAATGCTGTAGTTGAAACACCATCTAAAAATGCTTTTACATGAGTTGTATCTAGGTATTCCCATGTAATTGCATATTGGGTTGTGCTTCCATTCCCAGTGTATGTATTAAATGCAAAGTTTGACATATTTTATTTTGACCATTGGTAAAGGGTATCATAATCTGACATTTTTAGATTAACTCCCATTTCCATTTTCATTTTGTTATTGTTTAAATTGTTAATTGAATTTCTTAATGTAAATGTTTGACTATCGTCTTTTGTACTAACAAATTTACCTGCTTCTTTTTTAATAATATCCATTACTTCAGAATGGTAATCACTAACTATACTTCTAAGATGTCTAGCTTTTTCACCAGTATCACCTTGATTTCCATCTATATCTATTGGGTCACTTTTTTGTTTATATAAATCTGTTGTAATTTCTCTTTTTAATCTTTCATCTAGTGAATAATATTTTCCATCAGGTGCTTGTATAGAAATACCTCTTAAAACTTCATACATATAATTTTCAAGAGTTTGTCCTGTATCTGGGTTTTTAAATAAACTAGTATCTATAACTCCATCAAACATTCTTTTTAGTTTAGGCATATTTACACCTAATCTAATAATTTCTTCTGCAACAGGGTCATCTTGTTGTGTTGTAGTTAAGAAAGGATTAAATAAACCATCAAATAATCTTTTACCTTCGGTTTCAAAACTTCTTTTTAATGGTCTACCTCTAAAATCAAATTTAAACTCTGCTTTATCTCCAATACCTGACCTTCCTTTAACTTCTTCAATAATATTTCTTGCATCTCTATAAAATGGGTCATTAGTAAATTTTGCCCATATATTAGGAATATAAGAACCTACTTTTTGTCTAAACCAATATTCAGCTTTATTTGGACTGTCATCAGTAAGCATATCAATAAAATCAGCAAGACCTTTTAAATATGTTTTGCTTACCAAGTTTCTTGACATTGAAGAAAATGTTGCCTTACTCATATTCATTATTTTAGATGTAGGACTAATCATTTGCTCTGCACCCATTCCTTGTTTCGCCATAAGAATAAGCATGTCACCACCTATTTGTTGTAATTCTTTTTCAGTCATTCTGTCGTAGACTTCATTAAAGTCTGCAACTAAACCAAAAAAAGCACCAAATGGGTCAAATCTTCCAAACTGTTTGTATTTGTATTTACCTTCTTCTTCACTCCAATATCTAAATGAATAAGGCATTGCACCAGTTTGTTTTCTTAAATCTTTTAAATCTTTTGATGATGTAACTTTTTCACCTTTTATCTGACCTTGACTTCCAGTAATCATACCTTCTCTGTGCATGATTGAAGCAGTCATCATTAAAATGTAACCTGTTGCTAAACCACCTCTAGCTTGTGCCATTCTTTCAGCACCACTTCTACCCATAAAGTCATCTCTCCATCTTTTTCTAAATACACCTAAACCAACTCTGTCTGTAACATTAAGCATCAAGTTCACTGGTGTTCTAATAAATGGAATAACTTGTTTTAATATTGGATATTCATTTGCCCATGATTGAACATGTTTAAACAATCCATCTAATTCTTGTGTATATGTAAGTTCATCAGCTTTTCTCATTACTTCAGCATGAATACCTCTACCATATTCATCAAAACCTTTATCAAATGTGTCTAAAACATGTGCATCAAATTCTGACATTGGTTTTCTAGTAACAACATCAGTTGCAACAATTTTGTCTTTGCTCTTACCTAATTTAATTGCATCATCTATGGCATATCTTTCCATGTTCATTCTGTAGCCAATTTGTCTAAAGAACTCATCTTCTGCATTAAGAAATCTAGTTGGTATTCTTGCAAACTTACCTAAATTATTTACTAATACTCCACCCATACTATCATTGTCTAAAACTTCTTCAGTTACACCTGTTTTAGCATTTCTTTGTAGTTTTGTTTTTTGTATTGCTTTTTTAGGTACATCTAATTTTGCACTAGCACTAATTATTGTATCTTCATTTTTAAAAGCTAAAGCACTATATTTTAAAGCATCAAACATGTATCTTCTCATTGCTGAGTATGAACCTAATGCTTTCATACCTTCGTTTTGTAATGCTTTTACTTTTGCAGGATTTTCTAAAAGAGATGAACTCATTCTACTACCTACAACTCTTTCTAAAGGTCTAATAAACATGTTAGCTAAATTACCAGTCATATTTATTAAATGAGTTTTTGGATTAGATAATAGTGCGTTAATCCATACTTCGTTTAAAACATCAAAAGTTTTATTTTTAGTAACATAATCTAATACTTTTGAAATATCTGTGTCACCTGCTTTTGCAATTTGTCTTATTAATACTTCTGGGTCTCCTTTGTATAATTCATCTTCACGCATTGCTTTAGTTAAATCACTTGCAATAGGGTCATCTAAAGATTTGCCCATTAATCTAAGACTTCTTGCTGTACTTTGACTAATACTTTCTTTTAATACTGAAATTTGTTTCCACTTAGGTAAAATATTTTGTAATAAAAACTTTCTAATAAGTGGGTCGCCATTTTTTTGACTTACATTGGCTAATCTTTTAGCTAAACTTGAAACAGTTTCTATGTAACTGTTCATTGCAACTATTTTATATGGTTGTGTTTTAATAATATTATCTAACTCAACTAAATCTACTTCTAATTTACCAGTTTTATTAGCATAAATTTTATGTGCCATTGCTTGAACTTTTTCGTCAGTTAAAACAATTTTCTTTCTGTCTATTAAATCTTTGTAAATTTTATTAAATGATTTTAAACCTATTAAACCTTGTTTATCTAATTGAACAAAACTTCTAGCATTAAACATCAAACTTAAATCTAAGTTTTCTAATGCTTTATCAAATTCACCTCTATTTCTAAGTTTTTGTGCTTCTTTAAATGTTTTAAATGCACTGTCACTTATATCTTCTTCAGATAATGTTTTAATTACTTTTGAACCAACTTTTTCTTGTATTGGTCTTAAATCAGATGCAATAACATCTTCTTCTTTTAAATTCTGTAATGACTTTTCGTCTTCTTCTAATTGTTTTTGATTTACTTTTTCTTTACTTCTTTGTTTATTTGTATTTTTAATATATCTAAAAGTTCTAAAAGTAGCTTCTAAAGTACCACCTATACCAAAACCTTCTAAAGCATTTTTAAATCTTGCTTCCCAAAATGTATCATCTGGGTCAGATGCTAAATATTCAAATAATGGATTTTGTAATGAAGGTGCATATTCATTGACCATATCAACTAATCTTCCAGTTTCTTCATCAAATGCTGTAAAATCAGCTATAGCACCTTGTGTCATAGTCTTTGTGACTTGACCTGTAGTACCTGCTCTTAAAAATGGTGAAACACCTTTATAACCACCAGTAGCATACTTAACTCCTTTGATAACCTTACCACCTGTGAACCAACCAGTTAAAAATTGAGAAACACCTTTAACAACTCCACCTGCCATTGTTTGTGGGTCATCTTTAAAATCAGGTAATTCTATAGCATCTTTGACACCTGCTTTACCAAATAATAGGTCTTCTCTACCTTTTGCTTTCCATTGTTCATAGTTTTC